CGGGTGACGCCTTGACCCCGACGAGCGGGTGGGCCAACGGTCTGTACTTTGGGGGTGTTCAGGCCCCTTCTGGAAACATCGTGTGTGTTCCATTTACCAGTGCAAATATAGGCATCTTCGACCCAGAGGGATACAGGTTCTCGAACAGTTACGCCCATGGGTGTCCCTCGGGGGCCTTTGCAGGTGCCGTCTTGGACGGGTACTCGAACGTAACCATGGTCCCGTGGAACAGTCTCAACGTGTGCTCGTATAACGGCTCGACCGCCACCTTTGCAAATCTGGCCCAAATCAGCACAACGGCCCCCCAACTCGCGGGCGGTGTCCTCTTGCCCAACGGCAACGTCGTGTGTATCCCCTTTGGCGCGGCGTCAAACATCGTCCAGTTTAGTCCGGCGACCGGGACAGTTTCCAATACAGTCACCATAGGCTCTGGGTTTTTCGGGGGCGTCTTGACTCCGAATGGTAACGTCGTGTGCGTGCCATATACCGCCGCGAACGTGGTCGTCTTTAGCCCAAGCACATCCACGTGGTCAAACATCCAGGTGGGTCGTGGAGCCGGTGGCGGCTTTGCAGGGGGTGTTCTCTTGCCCAACGGCCAAGTGGCCTGTGCACCATTCACAAACTCAAACATAGGTCTGGTCAACCCCGCGACGCTCACATTTTCAAACATAATTCCGAACAGGGGAGGGACCACCTCGAACGCATGGGCCGGGGCGTGTCTCTCGGTCGACGGTCGGGTTGTGCTTGTTCCGTGTAACGCCACGAACGTCGCCGTGCTCAACACCACAACACCAGTCCCATCGACCGAGTTTAGGGTCGCTCCTTATTTTAACAAGTTCTAGTAGTAAATGGCCGACGACTCTCAGCCGGTCAAGTACGTCTATGTCGACTCGACGAACCGCGACGTGACCCTGTATCCATCAGGGAACTCGTACACGCTCCACCTGACGGCCCCTTTACACTCGGTCGTCCAAGTGGACCTGGTCGCTGCTAAAGTTCCAAACTCAATGTACAACTTGACGAGCGGATCAAACGTGCTTTCATTTAACGGATCAAATGTGAGTATCGCTCCGGGGTACTACTCGGCCTATGGACTCGCCACGGCCCTCGTCAACTCGTCTGGAGGATCGCTCTTTGGCCTGAGCTTTTTACCAAACGAAGGCCGGTTCCTCTTCACATCCTCTGTAAGCTTCAACGTCCAAGCAAAGACGACCGAGATGCAGAGACTCCTGGGCGTTCCGTCTGGTTCCCTCGCGTCCTTTGCCGCTTCGTCGGACCCGGTCTTTGCTTCGGACCCCACGTACACGGGAAAGTGGCTCTACAAGGCTCCGACACTTGCAGATATGGCCACAAACGAGTACGTGTTTCTGGATATTGATGAACTCCGGACCACGAGCGTCATCGATGCCAAGAAGCTCATAGGCAACACGACCGAGGGGTCAACCATCCGAAGCACGTTCGGTATGATACCCTTGGACGTCAACTCCGGGTGCATCAAAAACTACAAAGAGACGACCGACTATAAACAATGGATCCAATTTACGACCCCAATTCCGAAAATACAGCGCCTGACGATTCGCTGGACCGACTCGAAAGGTCAGCTTTTGAACTTTCAAGGGTTTGATAACAATGCATTTACGCTCCGGTTCCACTGTGAGTACCAGAAGATCCCCGAGCCCGTGCCACCTCTACAAGACGTCGAGATACGACGCATTGTGGAAGCGATGACCATCGCGCCTCCGCCCCCTGAAAAGCCGAAGCGATTCAAGGTTCCATGGACGCTTATTATTTTAGTACTTTTGGGGTTTGCTATAGCCTATAAAAACTGGCCGAGACCGCCGGCGGCCCCCGTCGGGGTTCCCGTGCCTAAGCCCGGGTAACGGCGTACAGAGGAGCACCCGGCTCCTTAATCTCGACGTTGCGCACGAACGCCTTGACGAGCATGAACACGACAATGGCCAGCAGAGTCGTGAACAGGGCGCTCAGCAGGTAGTACTGGCCGCCGCTCTTCTGGACCTGCACAACCTGGCTAATCAGCCAACGGACAACGTCCATCCACGCAATGGCGCTCGCAAAGGAGAAACCGGCGATGATGGAGTTCAGGGACTGAGCCTCGAGCTGGGTCGCGATACCGGTGAGCATGCCAGACATTTTACTATTTGATTGGAAAAAAATATGATGCTTCCCTGGGGTCCCAAGGAACTACGCCTTCCTGGCTCTCAAAGTTGTCCTCGAGACCCTTCCCGTCCCAGCCTTGTGGGCCGTCCTCGTCCTCGTACTCCTCCTCTTTCAAGATGCGCGAGTACCTCGGCCCCGTGTCCTCATCGTCCGAAGAATCGGAGTCTTCGAGGTCCATCTGTATTTTACTTCCCCTTTTCGATGGCGTTTTTGATCGCACGCTCGGCTGGAGACTCGGGTTCCCACGCGTCCCACGTATCTGCGCATTCGTTCAACTTGAGGGCCAAATCGTCCGTACCCTCGTATCTGGTCCAGACGAGTTCACTGTCTGATACAGTCTCCCAGGAACTAGCCGAGTCGGACCCGTCAGGGTCCGACTCTCCGTCCGGGTCTCCCTCGGACTCACTCCGTGAGTCCTCGTCCTCGTCCTCGTAGACCTCTGGGTACAAAGACCCCAAGTGCTTTCCTGTCACGTTTCTCGCGGCGTACATGAGTCCGTACTTCATGTCCTCCGCGAGAACCACATCTCGACCACACGCCTTGGCGTAGTGCGCCGCCAAAACAGTCGCCGATTCCATAACGGGCAAAAAGATATCCATACCCGTCTCGAGGATCTGGTCCTCCATTGGTTTCTGAAGCGCCCTGTCCTTTTAAGACTCAAAATTGGGGAACAGAAGTGTTACTTTACCCTTGTCGACACCCAAAAAGTTGTAGTTTGATGCATAAATCATAATGTTCCTATTGTCCGTGCTTGGGTTCAAACTTATGTTCAAAATTTGCTGAGGAATTCTTGAAAAGTTTACGTGACCGCTCGGTGCGGGCGATTCGGGGTCAAGACTAAACGAGTACATGTAAAACAACCGGTCTGGTATGCGTGTGTGATTCTCGAGTGCCTGGATGTACCGAAGGAACGTGGGCGTCCCCACCTGGACCTGGATACGTTCGGTCGTGTTGAAATATAGGGCCAAATTGGACAACTGTTCCGTGGTCCCACCTGAGACGTTCGAATAGTCGTACCCTCGGGCCGATGAGTTTTGAATAACAAAGTAAATCTCCTTCACGGGGTTGACGAGCTGGAGGGGACACGTGACTGTATTAGTCCCCTGGGGCGTGAAAAACTCCACGCGTTGACACTGTTCAAAAATGAAGAGCTGGGGCGTCTTTTTGAGGTGCTCCACCTCCCCCTTGGACAGGTACGTGTACTCGACGTTGAGCACAGAGTCGAAGCGTATGGGGTCCCGGCCCCCGGAGAAATAGGATGCCGGGTACCATACGATACGGACCGTCACATCCTCTTCTATGGCGCACAGCGGTAACCCACGCTCGATACACGAGAACGGAATGGGCACGAGGTACGATGCGAGGGCCGTCGTGACGTTTTTGCCCGTGAGCGCCGCCAGAGCCGCCTGCTTTGACGCCGGGACCTCGAGGTCCATCTTCATCTCAATGTACTCACCCCAGAGCCGCTCGATGAGCTGAGACCCGACGTACAGTTCCAGGTACTTGATCATCAGAGTCCCCGTGGAGCTCAAAACTGAAGTTCCTGGAGGTATTTGAGGGGGCATTGTTACCCTGAGGTGCATCCCAGTGATGAGGTCCCCAGACTTGGGCAAGACGGAGTAACTCTCGGTCCCAAAGGTGTTATAGTCGGCTTGGAACTGGACCTCGTCGACCCGGAAAGCAAACTGAGTGTAGCCCGTATATTTTTCGATGAAATATGTCACTTCCGGAAGGTTACTGAGGACCACATCCTCTTGACCGAGAAAGGCTAAACTGGCTCGGCCAGCCATACTACTTATTACTAGGAAGAATTATACATCAGTCCAGCGAGCCCATTCTCGATACGCAAGACGTTAAAGTTGACCCCGAGGACCCTGAACGTGCGTGCGACGTTTCGAGTCGGGTCGAGGTTCAGAGACAACAGAATCTGCTTAATGCGACTAAAGTTGACGAAACCCGTCGGCTTGGACGTGTTCGGGTCTGTGCAGAACGAGTACATGTAAAACTTGCGGGAAGGGAAGGTTGGATAGTGGGTATAGGGTTCGAGGGTCCCCATGTATATGGCGTCAGTCGTGGTGCTCGTAAAGGCGTCGTAGCCGTTGAACGTGAGCCCCAGACTCAAGAACCCTGAGTTTGTATAGTCGTACGGATTGGCCGTACTGTTCTGAACGATGAAAAAGAGTTCCCGAACGGGGTTGATGAAGGGCAAGGCGAACACGCCCCCGGCCGACCCCGCGGCGAGCTGATACGTCTGGTACTGCCACTGAGTAATGACGTGTTCTATGCGGTTATTCTTGAACCAGTTGATTTCGGGCTGTGCAAGGTACACGTACTCTGTGATGATGGTGGCGTACAAGGGCGGTGTCGCCAGGTTCGGGTTCTGGAGCGCCGTGATGGATGTCAGGTTTGAAAAGTTGTTGAAAGTGACGTGGACCTCAATGTCTTGGCGGTCGAGCGCCACGACCGGAATGGACAACTCCGGAAAGCCGTAAAAGTAAAAGGGCAAGTTGACATAGTACGTCCGTTGCGTGATGGCGTTGGACCCGTCGCGCTTGCCCGTCATGACCGTGAGGGCCGGCTGATTTTCGTATGAAATATTGAGGTCGTTCCAGAGTTCTATGGCTTCGCCTGTCAAGGTCTGGATAGACTGACCCCCAATCTTGAGCTCGGCTGACTGAATGGCGAGCGTGCCGACCGAGTCATAGTACGAAAACTGCGTCACGGCGGTTGCATTGACTGCAAAAGGAACAACCGTCAAAAATGTGTTTGAGAATATGTTCGGGCTCGACGTGACTCCGTTGGTCGTGACTGTGATGGTCGTGTTTGTCGTGGTCAAGTTGGCGACGCGGAACGGAATATTCACAGTGTACGGAGGCCGGAGGCCGAGACTCACGGGGTACGTCGTCACAATGTTGGACGTGATGCCGTTCACGTAGCTTGCCGTGTTGATGCTGATGGATGTCACCTGATCGGCCGTGCACAGAGCCCCGGTGAGCATGTACGTCCCTGCGTTCGAAAATGTGAGGTTTGTGGTCCCGGCCAGGTTTTCGATGTACACGTAACCGTTCGACGTGAAATCGGACGTGTTGAGCCTGAGCGGGCTCGAGAGGGTCGTCGAGGCTGTCTGAAAGGTGAGACCAGACCAAGGCAAGATACCCTGGGTCCCCGTGATGGAGTTGGCCGGAATACCCACTTGTTGGACCGTGTAAAAGGACCCCGACTGGATATTCGCCGTGGTGTTTGAGCACGCCACGTTGATGTAGTACTTGCGGGCCGTGTCCGTGACAATGACGGGCATACTGAAGGCGAACGTCGGATCGCGACCCTGGGAGGACATGTCGTACGTGTACACGATGTTCGCCCCTTCTGCGACTGTCGAGCTGAGCACGTAACCGTTTGACATTTGGACCACGCCCGTGAGCAAGTACGTACCCTGAGTCGCAAACGTAAAGGTCAAGGACCCGTCCGTGAGCTTGCTCGTGGTGGCTGACCCGGTCGAAAAGATGTTCCCGACGAAAGGTATCTTTTGGGGGTTTTGATACTGTGGGATGTTACTCGTGAGCAAAAAGTAGTCGTCTATGGAGTTTACGGCAATGTACGAATTGGCGGCGATGGTCGCTCCCGAGCCGGACGTGTACAGGTACAGGTTCGATGACGTGGACGAGATGGACAAGGGGAACACGGCCGGGGACGAGGGGTTCGGGGACACGCGCCATTCGTACGAGGCGGACAGGGTCGGCGTCGCGCCCGGTGACCCGTCCGATGTGGATGTGCCCCACGAGACGTTCGATGCAGACCCGGTCGTGAGTCCAAGACCCACCTTGATCATGTAGAGCCCGGTCGAGCTAAAGTTGATGCGTCCACCGGGCGTGATGGAGAATGAAGGTGAAAAGTCCCAATTTGTCCACAAATTTGCACCGTTCGTATCGATGGCACTCAAGTTCAGGTACGTGAGGCCAGACCCGATGGAGACGGCCGAGTTTGACTGGAGAAAGAGACCCGTACGCGATGCGGCCGGTGGGAGACCGCTCGTCGGGTTTGTGAACCATCCAGACTGCTCGAGTGTCAAGGGACACGTGAACGTGTTGTTGGTCACGGCGTATCCGTACCATATGTTTCCGACCGTCTGGGTATTGGACACGACCACGTTTGCTTGGAGCGGATCGAGACCCCAGAACACACCCGAATTTGTGAGCGGATTTGTACCCGAGGATGGTCGGACCCAAATGGACGTCAAGGCTCCTCCGCCCACGTTTGAGAATGTAAACTTGTTGACAGAGTTACTGTACGTTATCCAGTTGGACAAGGGGCCGTTTGTGCCTGCAGTTGACAAGAGCCACTGGTCCGTTCCTGGAGCCGTGAGGTTATACGTCGAGTACCACGTGATACCGCCTCCCGGGGCTGTGTTTGCAGCGTTGTTATACGAGTTGATGACAATCTGGGCCACGTTCGAGGCTGATGGTGGAATGGGCCAGTACCAGTTTGTGACGGTTTGGGCGTTTGACAACTGGGGCAAGGTCATCTTGAGCGTCATGGCCCGGATCAAGTCGCCTTGGGGTGGGATGCGACAGATGGATTTTGATCCGAAATTCACATTTTGGCCCAGAAAAGGAATGTCATATGCCTCGAGCACAAAGGGTGTGTGTCGGCGGTACACACCGGCAAAGTATGTCACTTGGGGCTCACCTGTTAAGTAAATGTCTTGTGTACCAAGTGCGGCCAACTGGATGTATCCAGCGGACATCTCTAGTAAGTTCGGGGAAAAGAAAAGAGGGCCGGAACACGCTACTTCGGGCTCGGTCTCGCACCGCGCCCCAGCCCACTCCCAATTTTGTCCATAAATTGAAGGATGGCGCTTCAGCTCAAAAAGTTTGATCCGTCTCGCATGGGCGACGACAAAGTCTGCGTCTTTATTGGTAAGCGTGGAACGGGCAAGTCGACGCTCGTCACGGACATTTTGTGGCACAAAAAGCACTTACCGGCCGGTATCGCCCTTTCGGGGACTGAGGATGGAAACGGACACTATAAGCAGTTCATTCCGGACCTGTTCGTGTATGGCGACTATAACAGACCGGCGGTCGAAAAGCTCATCGAGCGCCAAAAGAGGCTCGTGGCCAAGCTTGGAAAAGACCGGACCCCGGCCGTCTTTCTGCTTATGGACGATTGCATGTATGATCGGTCCTTTATGAGAGACACGTGTATCCGCCAGCTCTTTATGAACGGACGCCACTGGAAGATATTCTTCATGATGACCACACAGTACTGTATGGACATGACCCCTATGATTCGGACCAACGTGGACTATGTGTTTGCGCTCCGAGACAACGTCCGTCAGAACCGTGAAAACTTGTACAAGGCGTTCTTCGGCGTGTTCCCAACCTTTGACCAGTTTTGCCAAGTGATGGACGCCTGTACGGAAAACTACGAGTGTCTGGTCCTAGATAACACAAGCAAGAGTAATAGGATCCAAGACTGTATCTTCTGGTACAAGGCGCCTATCCGCCGTAACTTTCGTGTCGGTTCTGCCGCCTTTTGGCAGTACCATCAGAGACACTATAACCCAAGGGCCGCAGCGGCTCGGGGACCTGCAGAGGAAGTCCGACGCCGCGGCGGAACAGTCGTTGTAAAAAAGACATCATAAATAAATGCAGAGTTACGACCCGAACACTGCAGACTCCATGTCGACGCCTATTCAGGCCCTTGAAGAGACTGACAAGAAAAAGGGCCCACCCCAGGGTCTTTTGAAAGATTTTGAGCCTGAAAAAAACGTTGACGAATCACAAATGGCCGAGTTTGCGACACCCATCGAGGAGATTATGCCCGGCCCCGGTCAGATGATTCAGGACGAGATGATGGGCCCGCCCTCCATGCCTATGAAGGGCAACGTCAAGACCGAGCGTCGGTCCAAGGGTGAGGGCAAGGAGTCCAAGAACCCGTTCGGTCTCACGGACGAGCAGTACTACGCGGCTCTTGCAGGTGTTGCGGCCGTCATCGCCTTTTCCAAGCCCGTGCAGGGCAAGCTGGCCTCTATGGTTCCTAAATTTATGACGGAATCGGGCGACACGTCCATGACCGGTCTGCTCGTGAGCGCCCTGGTCGCGGCCATCGTGTTTTACTTTGCGCGCCAGCTGCTGGCGGAGAAGTGAGTGAGACCAACCGCGCAGCGGTTGTGATCCGCGGAGTACGAGAGACTCGGCTACTCCGTAGCCGTTCCCCTCGGGACTAGTCCCTCACCGTATCTCCACAGTACTTGCGTGAACCCCGTTTCTCATAGAGTCCGTGTTGAATAGCAATGTCTTTGAGTTTTTTCATATTTTTCCAAAAATGGTTTGTATGGTCATATTCCGGAACCGACATGTGTGCAAGCTCGTGAATGAGCACGTACATTGCCGAGTTTACATCGTCTCCGTCCAGACAGATGTAAATTTCGTACCCTTTGTTCACGTTGGATCCTATGACCCCGTCCTTTTTCCCGTACATGCCCGTGATGATGGCAGGCTTGAGTACAGGCTTCCACAAGGGGTCTTTGCTTTCACGCAGGACGCGACACAGGGTCAAGTACCGTCGTTTGAGTTCGACCAGCATGGGTGGCTCCCTATTTGTGATTATAATTGCGAGGTACATGACGACCATGACCACGGCCCAGATCATGGTTCCTGATTTACTCAGAGACTTTTTTGAACACAAACGACGAGTAAATGTCTGAAATGAGTCCATTGGGTCTCTTGATCATCGGACTCCACTCGACGAGCTCAAACCCGACCGTGCTGAGGTCCTTGATAAGCCGCGTCGCTTCGAGCACGGGCTCTTCACGCCCGCCGTCAGCGTAAAAAGGTCCGTCGGCCAAACGCACGAGTGCCCGACGACCACCCTGGAACAGCGTACACTCGTTCCCAAGACGGTCCTTGAAATGACCGTGTGTATCCGTAACGGACTGAATACGATCCTTTTCGGGTGTGATACCAAACAGGTACCCGCCCCGTCTCACGGCAGCTCCCAGCGCCTTGATGGACTTTTGGTACGTGTCATCATCCTCGAAGATGTAGTGAATCGAAAAGTTGTAACAGACGGCGTCAAAAGGTCCTGCAAATGCCGCCTGAATTATAGTCCCCTGACCGAGGAACCACACGCTCAGACCGATGTTGAAGGCTCGCTCTTCAGCCTCTCGTAGGGACGCCTCGTCCGGGTCGATGGCAAAGACGATAGCCCCAGACGCCTTCCACTTGTGCAAGTCTCCTCCGCGACCGCACCCACAGTCGAGAATCCTGTCACCTCGCACGACCCACTTTTGGATAAGCTCACGTTTGCAATCGTTGTGCAATTTGCGAAGAGCGTCCATGAGTGCGTTTTGATACTTAAAAAATTAGCGCGCGTCTCTTTTAAATGGGTACTCTCGTGCAGGACTACCTGACTGTGCCAGGCCAGCTTTTCGCGTGCGTGTCGTTTGTGGGTCCCGATCTGCCTCAGAAGAATGAGAAGTTGGGTCTGAAGATCCGTGGGTGTTTCCCGTCTCGCGAGGAGGCTGCGGACCACGCCAAGCGTCTGCAGAAGGATGATGCCCTGGTCGACATTTACGTGGTGGACATGTACAAGTGGCTCCTGATTCCCCCGGACCGTGATGCTATCGAGGACGTGCACTACCAGAACGAGAAGCTCGAGGAGATTATGACCAAGTACCGCCAGAACCAGGCGGCCGCCGCAGCAATGTTCGAGAAGCGCAAGCGCGACATGATGGCCAAGCCCCAGCCGGGCCAGTTCCCGTTCATCGAGCCGGGCGACGAGAACAGCAAGTTTTACACCAAGCCTGACGTTCCGCCCATTCCGCACCCCTCGGACTACCTGGACGACCTCAAGAAGGAGTACCCGGACAAGACCATCGACGAGCTGGTCGCCATGGCGGACCTGCGCGTTGCGGCCGAGGTCAAGAAGCGCAAGGAGGCCGAGGCGGCTGCCGAGGAGGCTCTCAAGGATGCCC